GCCATCCAACATGGTAAATGGCCGATTCCAGGGCTTTGTAGAGGGATGGACTTTCCGTGCTGGCTATAACCGCCTAGACCTAACCCTAAATGTCTCACCAACTGCATTTAGCCTCCAGTCAATGCAATGGGGAGATGTAGCTGCTGGCGAGACATGGAACACAATCAACACATCATTAGAGTGGTTAAATGCCACAATAGTGTCCTAGAAAAGGAGCAATATGAGCACAACTACAACAAACTTTGGCTGGACAGTGCCATCAGACACTGACCTAGTTAAAGACGGCGCAGCTGCCATCCGCACAGCTCTTGGCGGTGTGGACACATCATTTGCGGATCTAAAGGGTGGAACAACAGGTCAGGTTCTATCTAAAGCCTCAGGTACAGATTTAGACTATACCTGGGTTGATGCAAATCCAGGAGACATCACAGGCGTAACCGCTGGCACAGGTATTTCAGGCGGTGGCACATCAGGCACAGTCACAGTCACTAACTCCATGGCAACAGCAATTGACGCTAAAGGTGATCTGATTGCTGGAACAGGTGCAGATGCTTTTGCTCGTTTAGGCGTTGGCTCAAATGGTCAAGTTTTGACGGCAGACTCAGGCGAGACAACAGGCCTTAAATGGGCAACTGCATCAAGCGGTGGCATGACACTTATTGCCTCAGGATCTCTTGGCACATCAAACGGCGTGACAATTAGTGATTTATCACAATCTTACAAAGATTTGAGAATTAACATTAAGGGATTTAAGGCAGATTCTGACTTTTATCTTGGTATGCGACTTAATGGCGATTCAGGCAGCAATTACACATGGAGCCTTTTATCAAATGGCAATGGCGCAGCTTATATATCAAATTATCAGTCAGACACATACGCTTATGGTTCAGCACAGGAATATAACGGCGCAGATTATTTTGCTGAATATGTGATTTATGATTATGCAAATACATCAACCCGCAAAGCTTATGAGTTTAGCCAATCAGCCCTAATTTATGATTCCTCATTTAAGACGATTACATGGGGTATTGGTCAATATCATCCAAGCACATCTGCTGCAATTACATCCATTACTTTCCGTTGCAATACTGGCATAAACTTTACGGCGGGAACATACGAAGTTTACGGAGTCAAATAATGACAAAACCATTAGTAACAATTCACAATGCTGAAACTGGTGAAGTTGTGGAACGCGAGATGAACGCAGCGGAATTTGCTCAGTATAAATTGGATGAGCAGCGTGATTTGGAACGCAAGGAAGCAATTGAAGCTGAGGCAGCTGCAAAACAAGCACTATTAACTCGTTTAGGCATTACTGCTGATGAAGCAAAGTTGCTCTTAAAATGAGTTATCCAGTTGGATCAGCACCACACGCCATTGAAATTGCAAAGATGGAAATCGGCTATGTGGAGACACCTGACAACATCACCAAATACGGCGAGGCCATGAAGGCACAGGGATTGCCCTGGTGTGGCTCTTTCTGTAATTGGGTGCTCAAAGAGGCTGGGGTCAAGGTTCATTCAGTCGTAAGCACACTCAAAGGCGCTCAGGTATTCCAGGACTCAGGGCGCTGGTCGCAGACACCAAAGCTTGGTGATCTTGCGTTCATGGATTTTCCAAATGACTCTGTTGACCGCATCAGTCATGTGGGAATTGTTGTAGGCATTAACGGCGATAAAGTGACCACCATTGAGGGCAATACATCAGGGTCAGGCTCTCAGCGCAATGGTGGCATGGTCATGGTCAAAGAAAGAACAATTGGCATTGAGGTGGTGGGATTCGGCTCACCAAAGTATGTGCCGTATAAGGGTGAGTTTCCAACAGTGCAGATTCCTGCAAAGGAAGCACACCCAGCCAAAGGAAAGAAAGGCAAATAATGGAACAGTTTAAGCAGATGGGTGCCTCATGGGCGCGTTCATTCATGGCAGCTGCAATTGCTGTCTACATGTCAGGCAATCATGATCCAAAGGCAATTGCTGGTGCAGGCCTTGCAGCTGTGCTCCCAGTAATCTTGCGTTGGCTCAATCCAAATGACGCAGCTTTCGGGGTCAAGGGGAAGTGACAACGAGATGGGTATGGCTGGCGGCGCTCGTGATGGGTCTCGGTGCGCTCGCTGGCTGCACTCAATATCAGGGTTGGACACGCTATGACTGCCAACTCTACGAAAACTGGCAAAAGCCTGAGTGCAATCACCCGCAGTGTGAGGTTCAAGGAATCTGCACTGATGACATTCTTGGGGAGGAAATCAGTGGCGCGAACTCCACGACATCAAACACGCCTTAGTAATGAGCAGCTAAAAGCCCGCCTAATTGTCTTTATTGGAGTTTGCCTCTCACTGGTATTTGCAGGCTCTGTCATGGGAATGCTGTACGCCCTTATATTTGTCACTCAGCCAATTGGGGCACAAGCGCCCAACGATAAAGCTTTTATTGACATCCTCACCACGCTCACAGTCTTTCTGACTGGCGCTCTTGGCTCAGTCTTAGCCTCAAATGGCCTAAAGGACAAGCCAAAAAGTGGGGATGACACGCCGAAGTAAGGTTGCAATTGTTAGAGGTTTAGGAGACCCTTAATCCATCAGCACACAAGTGCTGTTAGATCGGGAGAATCTAAATGACAATTCTACAAATCATCCTGTTTTTTACGCACATGTTTGCGTTGACCTGTGGCTACTACGCAGGCCGTGATGATGGATACAACGAAGGCAAGGCGATTGGGTATCGCCGTGGTGCAGCTGTTAAGGCGGCCAAAGATGCCAATAATTAAAGCCAAAAGCGGTGTCTACTGTGACACCTGCAAAGACCGCTACGGATATACCAAAGACGAGCAGGGGCGGTCAGTGCCTCACCCAAAGGGTCGCAGGCAGGCCTACTCAACAATCATCAGTGAGACTCACTACGGCAAAGAGCCAGTCATCAGATCTCTTTGCTACCCATGCATGGATGATGCCTCACGCTGGCATGACGGCACTATTTGGACACTGGCCGACCAAATCCAATATGCAAAAGACAATCGCAATGGCCAACAACTAAGAATCGGGAGCATGACAAATGGCATTTGATCTAAAGAATTACGAGGATGTGCAGTCTCGTGTTAAGCGCTGGCAAGAGGCTTACCCAATGGGGCGCATCACCACAACCATAATTGAATTCAGCGCTGAGAAGGGGCATGTGCTCGTCAAGGCTGAGGTATTCAGAGATGATGTTACAGAGCTGCCAGCAGGCGTTGATTACGCTTTTGGCAATGTAGCTTTTTATCCAACTCACATGAAACGCTTTTTTATTGAGGACACAGCCACATCAGCAGTGGGCAGAGCCATCAGCCTGGTGTTGCCAACTGAGTTTAAGCCGACTCAGCAGGACATGATGAAGGTGGAGCGCCCAGCACCAAAGCCAGTTGATAGCACAGATTATTGGGCTGTTGAAAGTGCTGAGGCAGAAACAATGGGCACAGCCATTGAGCAGCTGCAAGAGCAAATGGGCGGTGAGGTACTCAGTGAATCTCCATTGTGTGCACATGGCCACATGCTACGCAGAGACTCTAAGCCTGATGCACCAAAGGAGTGGGCTGGCTATTTCTGCTCTGAAAAGACAAAGGCAAAGCAGTGCCCACCAATTTGGATGATCCGCAGTGCCACGACAGGCCAATGGCGGTTGCCAAATGCCTAGATATTCCTATGTGCCCGACCCAACTGATCCATACGGCGAGCCAATGATTGTGGACAACCACAACAAAATCACAATCAAAATGACAACACAATACTGCGATACCTGCAAAGCCTGGGTGCCGTGGACTGGCACAGATGGCCGTTGGACTTACTGGCTTGGTGAAGTAGACAAATGGTTCTGCGAGGTGCACAAGTGATAGTGCAGCTGACAAATGATGAGCAGATAGCCATCACAGGAGCAGGATTAGCCAGGGCAATCCGATACCGCCCACAATGGGAAGGGCGCACATTTAAGCGCAATTACCAGCATGACAAAGAGCAACTCAACTTTGCTGAATTTGTCGTGCAACAGTCACAAGCCATTGCAGCTGAAGTTGCAGTCTCTAAATATTTCAGACAGCCATTGGATCTCAACAATCTGAATTACAAAGAGCAGGCAGATGTAGGGCACAACATTGAGGTCAAATGGACTAAGTGGCTAGACGGCTCTCTCATCCTCACAGAACTAGACCGCAAGGAGGACATTGCCATCTTGGTCACAGGGTCAATGCCAAAACTTAAAGTCTGCGGTTGGATTCCAATTGTCATGGCAAAGCGCAATAAGCAACAGCGCTCGGATGGCTCATGGTGGATTAGTCAACACGATCTGCACCCAATGGCAGACTTTTCAAGGAGTATCTATGGCGCAGGTTATTAAGTACCAATGCAGGCCTGAAAAGCGCCTGACCAACCACACAATTGTGGAGAACGAATGGACATTGCCTGAATATGTGGTTTGCCTACAGTGCCAATCATGTGGAGTCATGGGCATAGCGATACTAGACAAGGAGACTGCCTACAATGCCGATTTATAACTACAAGTGCCAAATGTGCAATGCACAGGCTGAGATACAAATTCCGATCACTGAGGATGCAGCTGCACCAATGTGCTGCCATATACCAATGCAACGCGACTACACAGCCCCTGGCATCATATTTAAGGGTACAGGTTGGGGAGGAGACAAATGAGCCTTTGGACAAAGTATGACTACAAGCTTGTGGAGTTTGGGGGCGTGGACAACTGCGCCAAATGCGACCAGTTCACCCATGTATGGGAGATGGAACGATCTGATGGCCGTGTAATCGCTCTCTGTGAGGTTTGCCGTGACTATGTGACAATGCTTAGACCACAGGTGCATACATGCAGCTATGGCCACACATACACCCAGCCAACATCATTGGGGTGCCCTGAGTGCCTGGCTAAACACCTGGACAAAGGGGGCAACCTTGACTGACCAATTTGACGGCATGAAAGAGTGCACACTGTGCGAATCAGGCACCTTTGACTATGTAGAAAAGCATTATGAAAAGACAGGTTATGTGGTCTACTGCAGAGCATGTTGGATCTCAACAGGGGGAGACTCAAAGCCATGACACGCCCTCTGACCAGCACTTTTACCAAATTAGTTGACATGTATTTGACAAAGGGTTTACGCTCTACACGCTCCCAGCGAGCGCCGAAGGCTGGTAGCTCGCGGGGGCGTTTAGTGCTTTGGGGAGTTCTATGTCTTACGGCGGGTAGCCTGCAGACGGCAGCTGCTAAAGATGTCTCAACAACTGACATGTATAAGCTTTATGCACATTCAAGAATTGTTAACTATAAGCAATTTCAATGTCTTAATAAGATAATTACAAAAGAGTCACATTGGAATGTGAGCGCTCGCAATGGATCCCATTACGGCTTAGGGCAGATGCGCTCAACCCACTATCGTGACCTTGATGGCTATCGCCAAATAGATGCAACCATTAAATACATAACAATCCGTTATGGTTCAATGTGTAACGCATGGAGACACCACACTAGAAAGAACTATTACTAATGAGCAACCTAAAGAGCACAGGTAGCACAACAGCATGGCGTAAGTTGAGAGAACGCATCCTCATCAGAGATGGATACATCTGCCAATGGTGTGGAGCAGAGGCAAACACTGTGGATCACATAGTTGAACGCTCACAAGGAGGGCAAGACCATGAGGATAACCTCATAGCAGCTTGTAATAGATGCAATTACGGCAGGGTAGGACGAAAGGCGCTTAATAGCGGTTTTTTTAGTAGCGCCAGAACAC